GGTGGCAGAACTCGGGTATGGGTGGGCCTACCGAGTCCTTGACGCTCAGTACTTCGGAGTGGCACAAAGACGCCGCCGTGTGTTTGTTGTCGGATGTCTTGGAGACTGGGAGTCTGCCGCAAAGGTTCTTTTTGAGCCAGAAAGCTTGCGCGGGAATCCTCCGCCGAGCAGAAAGCAGAGGCAAGAAACTGCCGCCACAATTACAGCACGCTTTGGAGCGAGTCGCAACAACCATGAAGAGTGCGTAGTGTATGAGAACCACCCAAGTGACTCCAGGGTCAAGCTAATGGGTGATGTATGCCAAACTGTAACGTCTAGTTGGGGTACTGGCGGAGGAAATACTCCATTTGTTCAGGCGATAGCATTGGCAGAGAATACTATTGGTAGGCAGCCACAGAATGGCGGTAATGGGGATGGATTTACAGAGGGTGGTCCGATGTATACATTAAATGCTACAGGTGTGCATGGCGTTGCATATTCTTTTGATAGTCTTGCAAGCAATAGCATGAAGTCTAAAAATCCAGATAGCGGATGCAGGCAGGTTGAATTGTCCAAAACTTTAAATACTACAGTGCCTGATCCAAGTAAGAATCAAGGTGGACTAGGTATTGTTCAGGCAATTGATATGTATAACCTAACCATCAATCAAAAAACAACGCAAACATTGCGCGGGAATGGTTCTATTGATCATGTTGGAGGGGTTTTGCAGTCTCAGAATATCTCAGTCCAAGCCTTTGACACCTACAACCATTCGTTATCGGATGTCAATCAAACTATTAAAAGCCCACAAGGCGGAGTAAATGAATCAATTGGAACTGTTATTGCTCCAACGCTAACTACAAATGACCCTTCAAGGTCACCGCAATCCTCAGAAGTTACTCAGCAAGTTAATGCGGTTTATCAGGCGTCTATGGCAGTAAGAAGGCTGACCCCAGTTGAATGCGAAAGACTGCAAGGATTCCCTGATAATTACACCGACATCAAGCCAAAAGGGAAAGACACGCCCGATGGTCCAAGATATAAAGCGCTCGGCAATTCAATGGCTGTACCCGTCATGGCTTGGATCGGCAAAAGAATACAGATGGTTGAAGATGAGAGTTGAACTACCATTCCCACCAAAAGAATTGTTCCCCAACAGAATGCATGGTCACGCATGGGCAAAGCTATATAAGCTAAAAGGTGATTGTCGTGAGACAGGATTTTATTTAACCAAACAAGAAAAAAGAAATTGGACTTGGAATGGTGGTAACATTAAGTTAAAGTTAACATTTGTAATGCCAGATAAAAGACACAGAGACATAGACAATTGCTTGAGTGCGAGTAAGTCTTTGCTTGATGGTTTTGCTGATGCGTTACAGGTTAACGATAGGTTCTTTAGACCAATTGAAATTAATTGGACTGAGGGAGAAAAGCCAGGCAAGATTATTGTGGAGATTGAACAAGATGATCAGTAAATACACGACGGGTAGTAGGATACATCAAGCGTTAGCTAGGATATATCAATCAAGGATAACCGCACAAGAACTTAGAAAAGAAATAGGTTATACAGAATCAATACTTAGACTTGAAGAGTTTATTATTTCACCATTACTTAATGATGGATTTATCTCCAGATCAAACGGAGATGTTTTTTATCCTTACTTATCCATTACCCCAAGGGGAGAGGAGAAGTATCTATCAATGGGTGCTGTGAAGTCTAGGAAGCCACGAGTTGAGAGAATCAATAGGATGCTAGGTACTTATGACGGAGCAGAGCTAAGACCGTTTACAGGACGCCCTGGGGCGATGGATCATATGCAGTACCCAAGCCTGATGGCTGAGGGACTGGTGTATAGGAGATTAAGATGACTATAAAAAAAAGTGAATGGCAAGAATTTAAATTAAAACATGAACATTTAAATTTAAATTATAAAAAAATTCAAAAAAAATCTCAACAAACATTTAGTGAAACAGAATTAATAGTTGAAAATTGTAGAGAAAGAGGAATTGACTATAAAGAAATTGCATATATTTTAAATTTTTCTTTATGGAAAGTTAAGGATATAGATAAAAGAGTGCAACGTAAAAGACAATGGTTTATGCGATATTTAGAAATGAATAGATATTTAAAAGAGCCAGTAATTGTTAATTTAAATTTGATTTAAGAGAACAACCAATGAAAAAGCTAAAAGAGATTGACCCGCAGGAAGCGGTTGACTTTCTGATTGAGCAGAGTAAGCCCTACGCTAAGGCTAAGTCAGAGCGAATATACATGGAAGAGTACCGCAAGACGATCAAAGCTCAATTGATGGCTGAGGCTGAACGGATGGGGCATAAGACCGCTGCTATACAGGAGAGGGAGGCATACAGTCACCCAGACTACAAAACGCACCTAGAAGCTCTTGCAGAGGCTGTGGAGAACGAAGAAAGACTCAGGTGGATGATGATAGCGGCTCAGGAACGGATCGCTGTGTGGAGAAGCCAAGAGAGTAGCAATAGGATGTTAGACAAGGTAACCCTATGAACATCAAAGACTGGATGAACTCTGTAGCGGAGCTTGGCTGTGGGATGTGTAGAAGGATGGGATACCCAGAGACACCTGCCCAACTCCACCACCCAAGAGAGGGAGTGGGAAAGGGGCAAAGAGCCAGTGATTGGTTGGTAATACCTTTATGCCCAGAGCATCATACGGGATCACGGGGATGGCACGGCACAAGGAATGACTTCAAACTTCACAATACAAATGAGTGGGACATATTGGCTGACACCATTGAGCTTGTTGTAAAAAACGCAAATTTGTAGGTGTTTTCCCTATTTTTGTGGTTTTTTTAAAAATATTCGTTGATTGCGTGGAATAACCATTAACTTTCAGTTAATAATAGAGGCACTGCACAAGCAGTAAGTAAACAAAGTAAACAAAGGAAACAAAATGACAAACGCAAACATCCCTCTCTCATCAGTAGACACGCTTGGCGAATTACTCGCACGTATTGCAGAGCTTACAGCTAAGGCTGATGCAATCAAATCAGAATTAAAAGATCAAACATCATTGGTTGAGTTCAATGACAAAGGAGTTCAACGCCTAGACGTAGAAGGTTCATTGTTCAAAGCAGTTTGTACTGGTACTAATCGTTGCGACACAGACACTAAGAAACTGTACGCAGACTTTGGCATCACAGAAGAAGTTTTAGCCAAGTACAAAAAAGCTCCAATCGCTGTATACACAGTCAAAGTAACAAGCCGTTAAACCAAAGCCCCTTCGGGGGCGTACTAAGGAAAACAAAATGTTCAAAATTTACGCAAAACAAAACAGTACAGACTTTGGTTTAATTGATTACTTTAAAACCGAACTGGGTGCAATAAGTGCGGTTATGAAGTTTGAAGAGTATGACAAGCAATATCCTGAGTATCAAGATACTATTTACACAATTATTGAGGAGAGCACAAATGAAACAAGATGAAATTAAAGCAGAGATAGCAAATATTGATCGACAACTGGATCCATTAGAAAATTGGAGACTGGGTTACGACCAAGGAATTAAGTTTTCTTTAGAATCAATTAATGAGATGACCAACAACAATTTTAAAACTTTGGCAGAAATTATTATTCGCTTAAGAAATGATTGATACTTTATTATTCATGTTGGATTTGTTGGTTGTATTTTTAATATTTGCCCTAGTGTGCACTATAGTAATAGTCGCATTGGGGAGTTTAAATGAGGAAGAAAATGATCGCAAATGAACTTGCTATTGATGCCATGACGGATGAGGAGATCGAGAGGGCGTCTAAAAGGCACCAGATCTTCGCCAAACTGCGTAACTGTGATGAGTTGATAGATACCCTACTAAAACGTGATCGAGAGGAACTGGACATGATTATGTGCGTTGAATGTGCCCACATAGGAAAGTCAAACAATGGGTGGCAGTGCTCAAACGCCAAAAAGGCTAAGGTAAGCATGGAACCCAAGGATCTTTTACCTAGACAATTCGTGTTTACTTTGCAAAGATGCCCGGGATTTAGGGAGAGGAAATGACTAAAGAAGAAATATTAACTAAAGATTATGCGTTAGCAGTTGCACTTGAGGCACTTGTGTTGGCTAGGACTCTTTCAACTGGTAAAGCGAGTGATCAATT